GTTAGAACTTCTCCACTAAAAACTTTAAGGAAAAGTGCGTCAAACGCTGTACCAGTATTATTAACCAAACCAAGACGTGAGACTGTGGCGTTAGCCATAGAAAAACTCCTTGATTAAATTTACAAATTCGAGAAACTAACTTCGTTTCAATCCTTTCTCTCAAGTGGTATCTGACGCATCAGGCACTATTGATATTTAGATTTCTACTTTGTTAATTTATACTGACCCACAATTCCACTTGCGTAGTGCAAGAGCTTTGCGAGTTAGCTTGCCATCTTTTTTTAAAGGTCCTTTTACCTTTGACATTCTTGCACAAAAAGATTTTCTTCTTGCTTTTTGTCTAGGAGAAAGACCTGTCTTTTTAGTAACAGGAGCTTGCAAGTTTCCACCTGTTGCTCGGTTGTATTTTCTCCGACCTCTAGCAGTAAGACCACCTGTGGGGTCTTTATCTGCCTTAGTCATTGATACACCCTTAGACATAAAAAATGTAAGCTATTTAAAATATAACACTATTACGCAATCTTTAAACTACTGCGATTACTTTTCTTTCGCCTATGTTGATAGCTTATTTTTTTTGAACTGGTCTTAGCTGCTTTAAATCTACTCTTTTCTTGACTACTCATTTCTCCTGTAGTCTTTGGAGTTTTACTACTAACTCTTTTAGAAGGTCTGCAAGCAGGGTAGCCACGACTCTCACCTTTTTTACGACCACAAGGCTTGCCAGTTTTTACGTCAACCCACTTTTCATCAAACCATCTTCTTAGACTCATTTGCCTACTTGTTTCTGTGCTTTGTTATGTGCAGCTTTAAATGAAGAACCTTCACGCATTAGCTTCTTCATCATATCCATGTGTTTTTTAGAATGATGTTCTGAATGTTTTTTCAGAGTTCTCATTTGACTGAGAGTAAGCTTCTTCATCTTTTTGAAATGCTCAAAGATTTTCTTGTATAGCCTTTAGCTGGTTTACGATTACCTATTTGTCCTTTGCAATATCTAACAGCATAAGCATTAGCGTAAGCAGAAGGATAAACTTTGAACTTACGCTTTGCTGCTGCCTTACCTGCTGGACAAAGTTTTGCCATGTTTAAGTTTTAAATACATCACTACCAGCAAGACGATTTTGTACGTCTTCTGTATAAGATACATCTTTACCATATCTCTTATCAGACATAGCAGCTACAACTTCTGCTGTTGATCTATAAGGATTAGGTCCACTTGCAGCAGGTCTTCCTGTAACTAAATCTGGTTCTACTCCCATAGCATTTTGATAACGTGTGTACAGACCTTCAACTGCTAACTGAATAACAGGTGCATCTGCTGTCTCTGTAATCTTATCAAAAGCTTTTATTTCTTGCTCAGATAAGTTTTGTTGACACCAATCTGCCATCTGTTCGTAGGCTTGATCTCCACCTACAGAGTCTTTTATATTTTGTATCTGTTGTGTAGGTATTTCATCTCCTTCTCCTACACCTCTCAATCCATCAAGGTAAGTATCAACTACTTGTTTTGAAAAGCCAGCTTCACTAAGCTTAGAGTAATCATCTTCACTAATCTCTCCTGTATCAGTAAACCTTTGTGTAATGTCCTGTGCATCAATACCAACTTCTTCTAGTACAGAAGCAAGACCATCTCCATAATATTCTTCTGCATTAAATTCAGAATCATTAGTTTCTGTTTCTTGCTCTTCTGTTTCTTCTGCATTACCTTCTGGTTCTTCTCTGGTTTGATCTATAGCACCAAGCTTACCTTCTAATTCTTTGTAGCTTCCTACCAAATCTTCTACAGTTTTAAACTTGCCAGCGTATAAACCATTGTCATCTTTTAAACCTTCCAAGTCTGAAGCAGACATTGGTGGTGTCTCTGAAACATTTACTTGTGATGAAGTCATAATTTTTTAGGTTAGTTATAAGTCATTGTACGACCATTTTTAGTTTCGACCACTTTTGGTTCGTTTGGTTCTGGTGTATCGTTTACACCTAATTCACTAACGATAGCTTTTGCAGAGACAAACTTTCCATCTTCATCTCTTTTTCTACTAGGCTTCTTGGTTGGCATCTGAAGGTTCCTCCATTTGTAGTTGTTGTGCCTGTGCATTGTTTTTAGGATCAAGTAATGGTGATCCTAAAGCTGCTGGTCCAAGGCTTTGGATAAGCTGTTGTTGTGCAGCAGCTTGAGCTTCAGCTTGGATTTCTTCTTGTGTTTTTACTAGGTTAGCAGTATCTATACCGATACTGGTAGCTAGTCTTTTTACCGCTTCATCTACATTAACGTACTGTCTCATTACATCTGGTCCTAAAGCTTGAGCTACAGTTGTTATAAACTCAATCAGTTTGTTTCTATCATTACCTCTACCAAGACCTTGTAAACCTGTAACTATCTTTGGCTTGACTAGATTATCTGGTAGCTTTGGTACTTTACCTGATCTTACTAACATATGCATACGTCTTTTGAGATAAGGCAGTTGAAACTCTTGGGTCAAGATACTGTAAATACCACCAAGACTATTCTCTAGTTCTCTAGCCATAAGATTTATTTCTGCTGCTGTCACTCTTTCTGCGTCACGTTGTACTGATCTTGCCATCAAGAAAGCATACTCAAGTCTTGCTTCTATTCTTTGTATTGCAGAAAAAGATACGTTAAAGTCTGAACCTTTACCAACTTGCATGACACTTATATCTGCTGCACTACCTTCTCGTATAGCTCCATTAGGTGCTTTAGCTAAAGTTGCTGCCCTTGTTGTGCCATTTGGATTTACAAGAAATAAAACTTTTGCACTAGCAGCAGCACCTTCTATGATTGCTTGCATCAAAGACTCTAATGTAATTAAGTCTCCTCTATATTCTTCTACATAACCACGACCATAATCCTCACCATCAATACGAATAAATCTAAGAGGAATCCAAGGTGATACATCTACTTTTGAGTTACCATTTGTATTCGGTATCTTTTCTCCTTTACATTCTTGATACCAAATCACATCATCATTCATACGTTTGATGTGTGTATATATATCAAGATCATCTTTCATTTCTTCTGCGTCATAGTTTTCTTTCTTCTTGATCTGTTCTAAGAAAGCGGCAGGTAAAGCTTGTGGGTGTATAGATTCTTTGGTCAATATTTCTAATACATTACCCACTTCATCACGTTTACATACAAACTTAGATAGTGGATATACCTTGAGTCCTTTATCTGTCAGATATAACAAGACGTTACCTGATACTACAAGATGCTTGAGTGCTTCAAACATAGCAACTCTATCGTTAGAAGTATCTATAACATTTTGTAAGGCATTTTCTATAACACGAAGACCTTTATCTATTTCACTTTGCAAACCTTCCTGACCCTCTTTCCTAAGTTCAAGACTATCAATAGTCATTTTAAAAAACGCTTGGTCAGCAGGGAGTAAAGTCATCAAAAGTTTATTTGATAAACTGTTAACTCCTCTAGCTCCTACAGCTTGAAATGGAGTTTTGATTTTACTTCTAGTGCCAGTAGTTGACTCAGGTATAAGGCTAGGAATTGTAAGCTTAGAAGATTCTTTTGCTTCACGATCAAAGGTAGATCGTAAACCTACCATAGATTCATACCTACCTGCTGCTGTAGTGCCTTGTGCTGAGTATTCCATTTAGTAAAGTAAATCTCCTTGACCTGTATTTGGGTTTCTTGATATACGCAATGATCTAGTACCAGCCCTTCTACCCATTCTTGCAGTCTGTCTTCTTCTACGAGAAGGTGCAGCAGTAGATGTAGTCTGCTGACCAGAAACAGTAGTACCTGCACGAACAGAAGTCCTACCAATAGTTCTCATTTTTGGTGCTGGCTCTGTAGGTGCTGGTGGTGGAGTAGGTGCTGGTGGTGGTGATGGAGGTAAAGTTCTTTCTACACGACCAGACATTCTATCAGCAGTTGGAGAAGATTCTGGTGTTGGTCGAGTCTCAACTCTGCGTGGGGGAGGTGCAGGTGTAGGTCTTCTTGGTCTTCTTGGAGGACACATGATAATTAGATGTTAAGGTCTTCAGTTGTGTTTGATTTTTTAAGTAAAGGTATTCGTAAAGAACGTGTACCTAAACGTCTAGCTCTTTGTTGTCTTTGTCCTGTTCTTTTTCTACCTGTTTCACCTGTAGTCTGCTGTCCTGATACTGTTGCTCTTGAAGGTGCAGGTCTATTTGGTGCAGGTCTAGTTCTATTACTACCTACAACAACTCTTTCAGCAGTAGGCTCTGGCTTTGGCGGTGTCGGCCTTGGCTCTGGCAAAGCTGGTGGGGGTGGGGGTGAACTCCTAAAGAAACACATAGTTACTTACTTTTAACTCTATTTGAAAAGGATTTCTTTTTAGCTAATCTAGCACGAGCCATATCTTTTGCCCTGTTTCTAGCTGCATCTTTACCTGCTTGTTGTTGTTTTGTAAGATTACCTCTACCACTTCTTGTTAGTTTTTCTTCAACTGCTGCAAGGTTAGGGTCAACGTAAGTTCCTTCTTTCTTTTTTCTTCTTATCTTTAATTCTTCTGTTGCTTTCTTTGTGTCTTTTGGATTTTCTACACCTGTCTGCATACCTGTAACAACAGGAGGTGAATCATCAAACTCAGGTCTTTGAGGTTGAGGGTAACTAGAACCACCGCCACCGACACACATAACTAATTCTCCAATACGTTTTCGGTTAGCATGGTTTCTTTTTGTCTTAATTGCTGTTCGATTAGATAGTCAACAACATACCTCTGCCCTGCACGATACCACACTTCACGATCTGATAGCGATAGGTCTGGGTGTCTGTTAGGAAACACACTATCTAAACTATTTATAAGTTCGTCAGTAATTACTGGTAAAGACACAAAAAATTAAGTGCTATATCTATATTATATGTTAATGTGAAGATAACAAGGAAGTGGTTATCCTTGTTGCAACGCTAAGAAAACCTCAAGGGTGTGGTTCCTCTTGGGGTTTTCTTTATGGGTTCCAAAGTTTTACTTCACCTGTATTGTAATCATAATCTCCTTCTCTAAGTATTCTTGTTAGTCTTGCGTTCAAAATAGCATCAGCAATCGTATAACCTTTCTTAGTATATGTCTCCTGTACCTTAGACCATAGTGCTTCTTTGGTATCAGGTGTACTAGCTAAAGTCTTTGAAGCTGTAACCATACCCATACCTTTGATGCCTAGTATTCCGTCACCAGCATCACCAGCTAACGACATCTCAAACCAATGCCTATCTGCTTTCTTATTAGTGATATGTTCTATCGAATCATCAGCTATAAGTTTGCATGGCAGTGTTCTCATATCTTTATCTACTGAAACTATTATCGGGTCTTTGTATCTGCCATTGGTAGCAAGCAAACCTAATACGTCATCACCTTCAAGGT